CGGTCCAAACCACTTGGATGGAATGCGGGCTTCAGACCAAAGGGTTTTAATGTTGTGGACATTAGTTTATTTCCTTTGTTATTATTGAAGTATGTTATTAAAAGCGAATATTTGGGTTGTTCGCCTTTGCGGTTTCCTTTTCCATTTCCAGAACACCACCTTCAAGAATTGAGCGACCGCCTTTACCTTCTTGTGCAGTATTACGTACACTAGCGGTAATGTTACGTTGATGTTCGAGGGGATCCTCGAGGTGCATCATTCGCATCACTTCTTGATAGATTTCTTCTGGTAACTTGAAGAGAACCATTTCGTTACAGCTAACACAGCCTTCAAACTTGCCCGAGCTCATTTTGCCTAAGTTTTCAAAGCCTTTACCTAATTCCGAGGCTTTCACTGGCTCATAACCCAATGCCATACGTTTGTCGATACTGTCATAATTGTTTGTGGTGGATAACCAACACAAGTGCATCCCAGGGATAATTCCTTCTGGGAGGTCTGGCAGTGCGCTATTTTGCCAGCGATCTCTGAACGCTTCTGCGCGTTCGCGCTTTGACTTAGCGTCTGGATCAACTGCTTCCATACGCTCTTTGGTTTCTTGTACTCGATCAGCTAAGCGATCGTCTAAGTCACGTTTAATTCTTGGATTTGCCATGATAATTAACCTTTATTTGCACGATCGTACGAAGCATACGCACGGATCATTTTGTTTCGTCTATCTACATCGTCCCATGCACCAGCGTCTTTAATTGCCTGTACGCGCTCTCGTGAGAGGGTAATCGTACCAGCTTTTTGACCACCTTGGGTGCTTGCTACTCGGCTAGAGGCTGTTGGGCCTGCGGCTGAGCGTTTATTGTTACCACTACGGCTTGTATACCGATGTGGTAGGCGTGCAGATAAACGACTGTCTAACTCCTCCCAGTATTCGGAATCTGATGGATCCCAGCCTTCACCGGCGAGTTCTTGGTCAATTACCTTTGCAATTCTACTATCTGTGTCTCGTGCTTGTGGATCATACCATGAGTTCTTCTTTAGCCAGTTTGTGGCGTGTTGTTGAACTTCGGTGCTAATCTCGTTAGGCACGTTTTGTTTAGGGGCTTTAGCTTGTTCGAGCTGTTGTTCCCTATAATGCTGAGCTTGTTGTAGACGCTGTTTAGCTTCTGTCAGTTGCTCCAAAAATTCTACTTGACCGGCGGCATCACCTGTTTGGGCTGCCTGTAGCATCTTCATCTTTGCATATTCGACACGGGTGGCTTCATCTTCGATAGCCTTGTCGATCTGTGCAAACTGATACGATACTGCGGTGTTTTCGACTTTTGCTAACCGCTCTGCCAATTCAGCATTGTGGCGCTCAAGCATTTTAATCTTGTTTTGCGCTGAGAATTCGCGTTGTTTCTTTAACTCTTTTTTGAGTTGACGCTCTTTCCGACGCGCTTCACGGATTGCTTCACGTTCATCTTCTGTGATCTCATCCGCGTCATTTTCATCATCTTGCTCATTACCGGAATCAGTATCCTGGTCACCGTCGTCACTTTCTTCGTTGGCCGGTGCTTCTACTTTTTTCTCTTCTTCGGTATCAGCAAGAGGATCTGGTTCTAATTCATACGCAACCAGTGCACTTCCGTCAGTTTGTTCCTTGACGGGTATGTCTTTTTCATTTTCTGCCATAATTTTCTTTCAAAATTAATCTACAAACGCTTTCATCTTTTGTGCTGCTTCAAATGAGGTAATCTTAGAGATTACTTCGCGCGCCATTAGTGTAATAAACACTACAGGAGCACCATCATCGTCTGGTTGCACAACATAACGATCGCCACCGTACTTAATTGTTCTAACTAAGTCGCCTTCCTTACACCAGGGGCCTTCTGGCCATGGGGTTAGGTCGTCTGGGTTTTTGTATGCTAAAGGACCAATTTGGCGTACCTTAGCTACAGTCTCGTTAAAGCGTAACGTTTGTTTGGTCTCATCAACTAGGATGATACCGCCTTTACTTGTCGTCTTTTCCCTGCGCAATTGCACAAGTACACGGTCTCCAAGGATCTGAACACCAGGGTCTACGTCGGGGAAGCATTCCTGCTCTGAGCGTAAATCCGGCTCGTCTTTATTACCAAAATCAATCGGCATACGCCAATTCTCCTTAACCTTTACAGGTCTTCGTCGTCCTCTGATAGTATGTTATCAATAATCGTAAGGGCATCAGATAGACCCTCACGTTTACCTACAAGTCTTTGATATGTATCAAAGTTATGTACGTTAACACCAGAGGCAATCGCCTCCGATAATTCTTTTTCCGCGGTTTTAATTCTTTTCAGAATCTCGCTTAAAATATCTTTCATACTCATATTAATGCAAAGGACGGAAAAATTCCGCCCCAAACATTAATAAAAGTTACCGCCGCCCTTGATATCTTTCAAGTTCTTACCTGGGCCAACTTGTTGTGATTGAGCTAATTTGCCCTGAGCCGCACCAATTTTCCAGTTGTTATCGCGGTGGGAACCGGAGTTACCCTTGTCGATAGTTGTCTCACCAGGACCGCCAGCGTAGCCGGGGGTACCAGTCATTTTGTATGTCTTACGGAAGCCTAATTCGCCGCCGTCTTGTGGGTTTTTTGCCATTATTGTTGTCCTTGTGTAGGAGTAGGTGGTTGTAAATTTGCCTGTTGCTGCTGTTGTTCTAGTGCTTGGCCGTGGTCTTGTTGGGACTGCAGCGCCTGGTTTTGTGCCTGGAACGTTTGTTGCTGGATCTGTTGTTCATGCTGCTGTTGTGCCAATGCCGCGTCGCGCTGGGCTTGTGCCTGCTGCGCAACATCTTGGGCTTGTTGTTGGAACACTTGCTGCTTTACTTGTAGTCCATGTTGTCTAATATCTTGCTCAGATGCCATTGTGGCTTCTAGTGCAGACATATTTTGTTCGTGTTCAATTTGGGCCTGTTGTTGGTCCATCTGTACACCGGCGTTAATCATTGCAACACGCTCTCTTGCCGCGTTGTTGATGTTTGCCATTGCAATATCGGTTGCGTTACGTTGGCTATCAAGGCTGGTCTGTGTTGAGTACTTAGCCTGCAACTCAGCAACTTTTTGTTGTAACTCAGCAACTTTAAGCTGGTACTCTTGCTGTGCTTTCTGTAGATCAGACTGCATCTTAGTCTGGAACTCTTGAGCTTTACGCTCTGTCTCAGCCATAGAGGTCTTCACAATTGCCGCAGCGGTAGGATCGTTCATTGCAACTTGTTGTTGCTGTGATTGCTGAGCCTGTTGAACTTTTTGTGCCAATTGTTGGATCTGCTGTACATAGACAGCCATGTTCATCTTAGCATCTTCGTCAACCATTTGTGATGCCAACGCTAAGGCTTGTTGAGCTTCTAAGTCTAATGGTTTTTCTTGGTGCAACTCTAACACATCGCGGCCACCTGATGCCTGCGCTACGTACGCGCGCATGGATTGCAAGTAGTGTAATGTTAAGTGTTGCTTAATGTGCTCTAGAGCATGAGGAGCGAATACAGGACCAATAACAGGATTGCCACCATAAGCGGGGTTATTTGCATATTCTAGGTGTACCTTAATGTGAGCAATGTGGTCCTGGTCAGGGTATGCTGCAGCAGCACGGCCCATGGTCATTGAAACGTTTTCTAGCGCAGGGTTAGACTCATGCGCACCCAGTGGGTTAGGAAGAACCTCATCAACGGCGGGGATCTTCATCTGGCTTAATACTCGGCGATATACCGCACGCAGATCAAACATACCTGGAGGCGCAGATGTTGCCATCTGTAGTAGTGCCTGGTTCTGAGCTAAGCGTTGTGTCTCAGAGAAAATGTTAGGGTCTGATACAGGACGGACATCAGAGTTATACGAAAAGTCGCGGACCTTAATTTCTGTTCCGGACTGGTTGTCCATCTCATCTAAGTACCAGTGATTGATACGAGAGATAATTGCCAGGGACTTAGCCTGTGAGCGGTGCATACGTGCATGGATGCTGGAGAATACCTTAGCACCTTGCTCGATCAATGCCTGTGCCGTACCAACTGGCATGTTGTTGTTTGCATCGCCAATCTTTTCTTCGGCGGTGGTTACTACACCCTTAGCTGCGTCTGTTAACCAACCAAGGAGATTAAACAGTACAGAGGAAGGTTGGTTAAACGGCATTGGCATCGCAATCTTGCGAACATCATCAACACCAGGTGCACCTTCAATTTCAACTACTTGAGTGGGTTCAATTCGGTCACTCTGGCCACCAATTCGTCCACCTTTGAGCTTAAGGAGCGTCTGACTGTTGTTGATATGAGCAGCATCCAACAAAGCACGTAGAGCGCCAGTAAG